GTTGGGCACGCCTGCGTGCCCAACGACGACTACTGGGCCTAATCAATGTTGGGATGCGGCTAATCTCAGAATGTGCGTGTGTGGTAGTACGACTACCACAACAACTACCACAACAACACGAACACCGTCTAACTGTAGCGGTACTTGTAATTTTCAGTATGTCGCAAATAGCATCGTACCTGGAAGTTATCTGATACCCCTAACGACATGCCCCCCATCATCGTGTTTCTGTAGCACAACTGCCATACCTAGCAACGTCCGTTGCGGTGATATTATTTCCGGTACTTGTGTTGCGTTATCGGCAGCCGGGACTACTGCCGCACCAACTAGATGTACGTCTTGTCGTGGTTCTTGCTCATGGTTCGCGAAGTACAGTAACAACGTGCTAACATGGGCATACGATCCGTTGCTAGGCTCGGCCTGTGTCCCCCACGAACCGGGATGTAGTTGTGCTGATGGTGATTATGGCGATGCGCCGCTGCGAGGCACTAATTGTTGCCATTGTCCCACACCAGAGACACCACCTACAAGCATCTGCGACGTTACCGAAACAACGTGTGCGTTGTATGTCCCCGATCCAGACAACGATGGGGGTTGTGGTTGTTGCACAACCCAACCTTGCGACAAGTATTGCTCGTTCAAAGGCAACGGCTACGGCGGTTGGACAAAGATCGACGATCCTTGTCCAACTACATGCCCATGTCCAGCCTACCCACCTACGGCTAGCCAATCGGATTGCGATCTTCGTCGATACGCTTGTGGTTCGGTCGTTCCGACCACAACCGCAAGCCCAACAACCTCGACGACAACGACAACCCCTGGCCCTGGTGCTTGCTGTTACGGCGGTGGATGCGAGTTCATCCCCTACCAATGGTGTCAGAACTTTGGTGGTACGTTCCAAGGCGAAGGTGTAACCTGCGCCTCGGTGACGTGCCCAACTACAGTCCCCCCGACGACAACTCAGCAGTATGGAGCATGTTGCAGACCGCAGGCAGGATTCCCATCGGTATTCTGCGAGCAGGGCGTATCGAAATCCTACTGCGATTACTATCAAGGAAGCTCTTGGTACTCAGGTCAGACTTGTGCCCAAGCCAACTGTATTCCGACGACCACAGCATCGCCTGTTGGGCGATGCTGTTTCTACGTTAACGGCGTATTCCAATGGTGCGCAGATAGCATCACTCAGGTTTCCTGTAGTGCTACTGGCTTTGGTGCCGGTTGGTCGGCTGAGTGGGCACAAGGACAAACCTGCTCCGCAGGTTGTCCAACAACTACTACCACAACTACCACAACTACCACCACAACGACCACTACAACTACAGCGGCCCCGCCTTGCGGGGTCTGCGACTATTTGTCCAGTGATGGTGTTACTTGGGAGTTGATAGTCAGTGAGTGTAACGCACCTTGCAACTGCGTACCGCCTTCAAATCCTCCGGCATTTGAAGGCGACTCAGCTACCACAAACTGCCAGTAATTTGCCAACCTAGCAATTTGTTGCGATCAAGGAGACTCCCTGTAGAATCAGGGAGTCTCTTTTTCTAGCGGGGAAACAATGACCAAACCATTTTTGACGGTCGCAATGGCGACCTATGACGATTTCGACGGCGTTTACTTTTCGATCCAAGCCCACCGACTCTTGCAGAACAGTTCCGACTGCGAATTTATCGTTCTGGACAACAACCCAGACAGCGAACACGGCAAGACCACCCGAGAGTTCGTCCAAGGGATCGCACACAACGAACGGATTCGGTACATACCATTTACCGAATCCAAGGGAACTACCCAGACTCGCGAACGACTTTTCAAGGAAGCCGAAGGCCAGTACGTCCTGGTTACAGATCCGCACGTCCTGGTACAAGCCAACGGCTTGTACCGGCTCAAGGAGTTCCTACGGAACTCCGACCCAGAAATGCAAAAGAATCTGTTCACCGGCCCTTTGCTCTACGACGGCATGAACTACGTCGCCACCCACTTCGAGTGCTTATTCCGAGATCAGATGGAAGGGGCCTGGGCGACCGCCTGGAAGCATCCAGACGGTACGCTGGTGGTTACATCCCAATCGTCTCAAGGAACCGTCCAGATGCGTCCTCTGCATCCTGAGGGGCTAGGGGAATGGGTGGCTACCGACATTTCGTGGCCCGGCCACGAAAAGGCTCTGATGGATCGCGGCTATAAGGTAGCCGGGATGGACTCGAACGACCCGCCGTTCGAGATCCCGGCTCAGGGCCTCGGGCTTTTCTGCTCGTCCAAGGAACACTGGTTGGGGTTCAACCCTGATTTCCGGATGTTCGGGGGTGAGGAGTGCTACATCCACCGCAAGTATCGCGCCGCTGGTCGGCAGGCACTCTGCCTGCCGTTCCTCAAATGGGTACACCGATTCGGTAGAGTCGGTGGGCCGAAATACCCTCTGACGATGGAAGGCAAAGTCCGGAACTACATTCTGGGGTACAAGGAATTGGGGCTAGATCCCGAGCCTATCCGCAAGCACTTCGTAGACGAGATCAAAGTACCGCAACAGCGGTACGACATGATCGCCGCCGATCCTGTCAACTTCGCTCCCTACGTCGCGCCGAAGCAACCACAAGTTGATGCCATCGGAACCTCGAACCTCGGGCATCCTTTGCCGGTATCGGCGCAGAACCTCGGCCAAGTGGCCGAGTTTCTGCTCAAGAACCCCCGAGACTTGGATCAGCATATCAACGCCTTCATGCGATGGACTATCGACTGCGATACCGCAGTCGAAATCACCAAGCGGCGAGAAAGCACCGCTTTCTTGCTTGCTGCTCTTGGCCGCAAGGCGTGCCAAGGCAAATGCAACAAGGAATCCTGCAACAAGTCGCAGTGCAAGCAGACTGCCGAACTGTACTCTTGGCAGGAAGAAGGCGATACGCTCCTTGGTATTTTGCAGGAGCATGTCAAGATCCACGAAGGTCGTCCACTGTCCTACACCGTTACGATGGCGGATTTGACCGAGCCTGTTGAGAAGATCCCCGAAGCGGATTTCTTGTTCCTCGACACTCGCCATACCGGTGAGCGATTGCTCACCGAATTGAACCTGTATTCGCCCATGATCCGCAAGCGGATCATGGTACACGACACGGCATTATATGGGGTTACAGGTGACGGTAACACCAAGGGACTCTGGTGGGCCATCAAGTCATTCTTGGCCGAGAATCCAGAATGGTTCGTGGCCGAACACAACGACGCTCAGTACGGCATGACCGTACTGAGTCATGTTCCTGAGGATCGTCCGAAGGACGAGACGAAGCCTTGGCCTAAGACCGACAAGGAAGGCCAGCCTTGCGGTTGTGGAACCAACCTCAAGGCTTGGCTCAAGAAGATCGGCATCGAAGCGACTCCGAATTGCTCTTGCAACCAAAGGGCGAAGGTCATGGACGATCTTGGCCCCCAATGGTGTAGAGACAACATTGAGACGATCTTAGACTGGCTAAACGAAGAAGCTACCAAGAGAAGTCTTGGTAGCTTGTTCTTCCGACCGGCTGTCAAGCTGGTTGTGCAAAGAGCAATTGCCAAAGCCGAGAAAGATCAAGCCGCAGGCAACTGCGGCTAGTAGTTTTGTTGGTAGTACGCCTCAATCTCTTGCCGAGTTTGTAGGTAGAACTCGTCATACACAGATTCTAAAGGCTTGTCCGACACGCTATGCGGGCAAGCATCCCAGGACGATTCACAGTTGAATCCCTGCGAGATCCCTGACCAGTGTTGTTCGCCCTCTCGCCCCCACCTATAGACATAGGTGGGGATCGTTGGAGTGGCTCTGCTGTCTGCGAAGCGAGTCTTGAGTTCGCCGAGGAACATCTGATCCTGGCCTACGTTCTTGCGGTCTGGGAACAGACCGCCCCAAGGATATAGGCATTTTCGGTCAAACGTGATGCTTGACCAGAACCGACCTTCGGTCGGTTCGACCCTGAGTGAGCCACCGAAGGTTGTGAATACCTTGTCGGGGTAAGTCCACATAAAACTGCTTTTATTTACCCTCTCATACTCCCAAGCCGCCATATCCAAGTGCCCCTCGGTAAACCCGTCGTCATCATCCCAGATGGCGACGTGGGTGAAGTGAGGCCCCATGTACTCCAAGGCGAAGTTGTACTTTGCCGCAATGCTGCGGAACTTCTCGCCGTTTTGTGGCCTGAGTAGATAGACGTTGCGGCTTTTCCATTCTTGCCACTGTTCTTGGGTCGGAGAACATCTCGCATCTTTCGGGCGATCATCAATGATCGCCAACGTAGCGTTCTTGTAGGTCTGATCCAAAAAGCACTTGAGGGCGTTTTGGATGGTTTCGTGCCGGTGATTCCACACCGGCATCAGGCACAAAAAATGAGGTCGGTTCATTTGCAAAACTCCTTGGGGTAGATGCTGATGATTTTCCTATAGATGGTTTTTTGAGTGGTGTGAATGACACCGGCTGTCTTGAATGTTACTAGACGGCTATGCTCAGTCGCCACGCCGTATTCCAGAATCCACGCGCCTTGCTCGATAGCGAGCAAGGCTTGGATAAGCCGCGAAGCGTCCAGAGGCCGCTTCGCATCTAACATCCTCTTAGCTTTTTTGAGAAGCCTGCGCTGTAGAGCGCAGGCTTCTGCCTGCGATCTAATCTCACGATGCCATCTGCCATCGACACTTGTATGTCGCCGTTTTGGTTTCGTTGTCGGGGGCTTCCAGCAACAGACTTCTACTTCTGTTGGCGGGTTCTTACAGTTCTTGCTCATGGTTCGGTTTGATAAAGGTAAGGCCAATCCCTTGCCAATCAGATCGGTCGTTTTCGTGGAAAATAGGTTGGCCGAGTTCTGCACGTTTGCGCATCACTTCGATTTTCTCAGGAGATCCGGCAGGAGCATCCGTCCCGACGAACATGGCTTGTGCCACGTCGTCGTCGATTGGGGTGTTGCCGTATCTCAGGACATACTCGAATCGGTCGCTGGTCATTCTTATCGTTTTCGTGGTGGGGGTGGTGATGTCGGTATGTTGCTTGTTTTTCTTTTTCTAGCTCGCCTAGCCCAGATCGCCAGCAACTCTCGAACCCACTCTTTAGCAGAAACCATTTCAGTTCGCCAATCTTCCCTATCCTCGGGATCTACACCGCACAGTTCGGCATAACAGGCCGCAAGTTCGAGCCGTTGGTCATCGGTTAAGGGTGGGATTACGTCGCCGGTTGGTGGTGGTGGTGGGGCTGGTTCTTTAGTTGGCATCTTGCACCTTCTTCGATAGTTCTTTAGTTGGCATCTTGCACCTTCTTCGATAGTTCTTTGAGCAGTGCATCGGCATAGAACACAGCGGCTTCTGCCGCTGGCATCCTGTCGGACTCTTGATCGTCAGATTCCTCCCACGATTCCTCAGGCTTAGTAAAGGAAACTTGATTTGCCAAGATCCCTTGTAAAGCCATCGCTGCAAACAATTCGCGTTTGGTAAGACCGAATTCAGGATTGTATCGCTCGGGAACAAAATTGCTCGGATATGCCGAGTCGTATCCATTCATCATTCAATCTCCTGTTTGTTTGTCGGTCTGCGAAAAATAGCCGTTGTCGGAACAGCGTATCGTTTGAACTGAGCGTTCATGGAATCGACTGTTCTGCCCGCATTTACGTCAACGACGTAAACACGGTCAGGAGGGTCGTCAAGACACCAGAATACGTCCCCTTTTTCAAGCACTTCGTGCCCCTCAAGTTCTCGCCCTTCGAGTTGCGCCATCACTCAATCTCCAATCTGTTTTCAAAGTCCATGAATTCTTCGATGTGCGTCACCATGATGATCTGCACACCCATCTCTTGTGAAAGCTCAGACAGAAGTGCCCGGACGTTGCTGCGGTAGTGCGACGAGACGAACCGGAACGGTTCGTCCAGAATCAAAACTTTGGCAGGTTGAGGACGTTGCAGCATGAGGCAAGCGAGCCGCAAGCCGAAAGCCGCAACATCTAAAATTCCGCCGCCGCACGATTGGAGGGGGTCAAGCTCGTGACCTTCCGCATCGACAAGTACGCCGCGCACTTCTGTCTGTCCCCGTTTCTGCTCGAAAACGAGCAGAAACTTCAATGCTTGGTCGCCAAAGACCGCCTGCAAGCATCGGGTAACGACGTACCCGATGCGTTTCTGGCAAGCCTCTTGGCACTCCATGCTAATCTGTTGAACAATCTCCTTGGCCGCCAAGGCGGCCTCGTATCGTTCACGCAAGTCGTCTATCGACGACTTGCTACTTTCGACCGCCATGACGGCAGCCTCAAATTTATTTGAGGCTGCCAAGAGCGTTGATTGCATCTTGGTTAGCCGCAAAAAATTCGTCACACTGTTTGTTGAAAGATGGTTCATTGGTTTCGATGTACTGTTCGAGTTCCTTGATTTCCGCCTGCGCTGATTCAATCGTCTCGTGTCCGAGATCCTTGAGGTTGCGGAGTAGTTGCTCCTTCTGCCCCTCCAATCTCGTTCGCTGAGTCTTGGCTGACTCTAATCTCTTTTGAATTTCCGCATAGTCCACAATCGGTTCTCCTGGCTTTGAGTGTGCATGGTTTATCGCCTGCCCCACCATAGGGGCAGGCGATGTATTGTACGTCTGGGCTAGGTACTTCTGGAATACGATAGACCGAGTTTTTGCAGATTATGCAAACATAATCAGCCATCTTGTTTCAGATCCGCAAGCATCTGCCTAAGGATGTGAGCAGTCCGTGGCGGGACGGCATCGACGGAACGCTCCAAGGTTTCCAGAAACGAATCGCCGGTGTGTTGGAGATCCTGCAACTCTTGGATGACCTCGGATGCCACCTTGGCATCCTCGATCTCAGGTTGCCACGATTCTGCCCACACAGGTTCAGGCACGTCGTAGGGGTGCTTCTCGATGGAACCATCGGACATCAGGACTCCGTAGTGAGGCACTAGGGACTTCTGATCGGCGTTTTGCGGGATGAACCCGCCGTGGTTCATCACGTTGGGTAACATCCAAGGAATATGATTGTCCCCAATAATCATGGCATCGAGGTTGGGGTAGAGTCGCTCGAAACGAGACGACTCGTCGGCTTTGGCGTGGCAGTTGAACTGGTTGCTCCATGCGTATTTGTGGAGGACTCCCAGCTTGATTGTGCCTTCTTTTTTATACTCTGTCGGTGGCTCCCACCGACCCCAAGGCATAGCCCATAATTGCAAGCCCCGAACACCGATATTAACCCACTCTGTAGTTGGCAGATCAAAAATAATATCCACAGCGGCTAGGCATCCGTAGGCTCCTCTGAGCCTACTTTCATAGTCGTGGTAGCGAAGATCGTGTTGACCTGGGATAGCCGCCATCTGAGGTAGCTTTTGGACGGCGAATCGGACGAGTTCGCTCGATGGATTCCATCGGTCGAATACGTCGCCTGCGCAGATTATCGGGGAACTCCACCGACGCGATGCTTCCCCCAAAGCGTTGAGATGATTCTCCATGACCTCGTACCAGTCCTTTTCGGCCCTGGCACTCGGGGTAGTCTCCCGCAAGTGGAGATCGGAACACAGGATGGCTAAAGGGGCCTTTTGCACGTCGGACATACTTCCCTCACTAATTTGATTTTGGTTTCTAACTCGGTGACAGATTGGCAGGCGACTTGGTAAGTCCCCTGCCAATCTGCTATACCACTCAACACACGTTCCAACTTTGACTGCTTCGCTCGCGACTCTGCGAGTCGCTTGCTTGCTTCGAGCAGGAGATCCACGTCGCCGTGGATCTCCTTAGTCGATGCGAGGCGTTGTATTGCAGATTGCAATACAACGAATCGGGATTGCTTGGCGGCAATCTGCTCGCCCTGCTTTTTCAGTTTTGCTAATCCTGATCCAACAGTATTAACTAAACTGATCTTGGCCGACACGTCGGCCAAAGGTGCAACCGTCGTCAGAATCGCCTTACGGCGATTCTGCTTGTCGGCTAAAGCCTTGGCCTGATCGGCCAAGGCTTGCAAGCCTAGTATCAACTTTTCTAATGCTAGCAGAGACTTGGATAGCTCCACGACTACCTGCGTCTTGTCAGACAGCAGCGTGTATCGGCTTTGCTTATCCTGTAACTCTTGCATAAGCACTACTAATGATTTGTGCTGTACCAGAACGCCTGGAACCCAGGCGATCTGGTCGAGTTCGGCTCTCTGCTTCTCGGCGATGGTTTCCATCGCCGAAAGTTCGCCCTTGGTTCGAGTAGCGTTGCTGGCCGCCATCGCGTTTGCCTTGTCGATGATCGACAAGTCCACAATGCGGTTGAGTTCCTTTGCCATCTGGCCGGGGGATAGCGTCAGCAGGAATGGAGCATCGTGCTGGCCTTGCAGGTTGATCTCCGAGAGTCCGAGTGTAGCTTGGACTTCGGATGGTTGCTTCGTGGCGCACGCCACGAAGGTCTGTCCGGCGACTCTGTAGCCGTACCCCTCGGATGGATGCTTGAATCGAGTGACCTCGCCTCTCTCAGAGGCGATGGTCACTTCGGTATGCGGCTCGTCGAACGTCTGCAATCCGGTGATCGGCTTGTGTTCCACAAGCCACCGGATTGCACGAAAGACGGACGATTTACCTGCGTTTGTGGGGCCGACGATCACGTTGACGTTCGGAACGAACGTCAATCGTCGGTCGCGGTGGGCCTGGAAATTGGTCAGGTGGATTTCTGTGAGCATCTTACTTGGCCGCCTCTGCTCTAGCCTCTACCCTCACTTTAGCTTTGGTGTGTAGGGCTAGGATCTGATCCAACTCCTCATTGGTGAAGATACTAGCAGGTTCGGTTCTGAATATGCGGGATACATGGAATACCTTATCTTGTCGCTCCACTTTCTTCCGTATGTCATCAGTGATGACATACGCATGATGATGAATTCTACTCCACATATCCAATCCCCGGATAGTCAGATCGGGGTTGACGACATAGTAGTCCGTATGTTCGGAACCTATCGTCAATCTTCCGGTTTTGCTGATCTTTCTGATCTTGTAGATTTCATACTGATTATCTCGATGGATAGCGAGTTCATCCCCGACTTTCCATTCTTTCTTCTGCTCAGACATCATTTCCTCGGTAGATACTTATTAGGTACGAAGTGTTCCTTGATAATGCCATTCTCGACCATCTGCATCGAAGCTAGCAGCAATTCGACTATGGCATCCATCCCGTTATACGTCAGGAGCTTTGGTGTGGGAATCGAAAATATCTTGTTTCTCTGAGAATTTTCCTCGGACTCGAAGAACGAATCCACGTCATCAGCGAAGTAGGGCACGCCCAACTTCGCAAACGCCTGAAACTTCAAGCCCGTGATGCCGCTGTTGGGATTCTCCCAATGCGCGGCCTGCATCGTATCCCACCACCACCGGCGAACCTGAACCCCCAGCTTGGATCGGCTCCACCGATCCTCGAACTTCATGTTCGCAGCAATCTTCTGGATGTCCGATACCAGGAATCGCCGAATCGCATCGTGCGTATCGGCGAACACCGGGAACGATATGCAATGTACGTCGCCTTCGGCGACGTATGCCACCGCCATCGACACGATCAACTGGTTATCCCACTCGGGCTTTAGCCCGGTGGTTTCGTAGTCGAACGCTGCGATCTTGGCCGTCTTGGTGATCTTGTCCAGTTCGGCAATGATCTCTTGGGCGTGGTAGACCTGCCGGATTCGACTGTCTAGCGGTACGCACCCATCGGGCCACGGGCGGCCCGATATTCGCATCGCATCCCGTAGGTACTTGTACTCAAACATGCTCGACACGTCGAGCATCCGTTTGTGTTCGCCCATTAGGCCCACCGGGCAGATCCAGGCGTTGAGATCCCTGCAAGGGATCACCGCGCCGTACCACCGGTCGTAAAGCTCGGCAGGCTGTTGCCAATACCGGCCAATGACCGACTGCGTGGCTCTTGGCCCGTAGGGAATGACGACTTCGGGGTTGAGGCGAGCGAGTTCGCTCGCCACAAGCGGTTGGCAATGCCTCCACGCCTCGTTTGAGGCCCCTGGGCAGGCCGCTGCGGGCACTTTAGGGTAAGCATCGAGAGTTACGCCAACCCGACTGCAAACTGTCCCTAAACGGCCAAATTGGCCGTTTAGGAGGGCATCCGGCGCATCATCACCGGCTTTATCGACCACAAAGACGACTTTGGCCGGTTTACCCGGCCAAGTCTGCTTTGGATGCTGGCAACTTCGGTCTGCCTTGCACGTCCCGCAAAGCGGGACGACGGGCAGAGACTTGGTTAGCTTTGCGGAAGCGAACAGCGGCATTTCTTCTCAGCATCCTTTACAGAGTTCAGCAGGACAAGCAATGCTTCGGGGTCGTCGAAAGACCAACCCGAAGTGGTTCGGATTACGAAGAACGGCTCCTCTCCGGGGAGTTGGTACTCGCATTCGACGGTCAGATACTCAGATCCGCAACCCGAGGCATCGGTCGTGCCGAGGGTATTGGGGTCTTGGGTGAACTCAAAACTGACTCTGCTGATGTCTGGGCCGTAGTGGGAATTGGTTATTACGGGTTGCTTAGCTTCGGGTTCGGGTTCGATGGGCGAAAGCTCGCTTTCGCCTACCCATACACTACTCCCATTTTCGTGCAAAAAGCAAAACCTCTGCGTTGTCTCACACCACCCTGCGACAATGCCCTTGTACCCACGCCACGTTACGTCATCACCTACGCAGATCGTTTTCGGCCCAACCGTCTCGACTGCTTCGGGTTCAGCCTGATTCCAAGCCTGTTGTACCTGCGGTACAACAGGGACATCGGAAGCAAGGATACGCTCACCCTTATCCAAATACCTAAAATCTTGAGAGCATTGAGGAGGCTCTACTGGCTGATCTTGAGTTGCCCAAAGCGCTTTCAAGGTTCGCTCGGCGAGTTTCTGCGCCGTAGTCGGCTCTTTCTTTGCCGGTTGCTCGACCGCTTCGGGCTCGACGGGCTTGCATTGTCCAGCGATGACCCAAAATGAACCGCCTGATGGCCCCGCAACTCTGTAGGTATTATCGCTAGGTGATTCAACAATCTCACATTCAACCAAAACCTTATCACCAACTTTGAACTCGCTCATACCACCGTCTCCATCGAAGTAAGGAATACAAAGGATTCGCCGCGAATACGCAGAGCAGTCTGCGTCAGCGAAACCGGGTAATCATGCTTGAGAAGCGTTTGGACATACTTTGGATTGATCCCAAACGCTCTGGCAGGCCCATCGTATTGTACGTCTCGGACTTCCTCATAAATACCACTTTCGTTCTGCCCACGCACCATAATTTTCCCAGGCTTGAGCCGGAACTGGGCTTGCTTCCCAGTTCCGGTATCAGCGAGGAACGCAGTTGCCTTCTGCAATGCGTCGAGTAGGCAAGAGGGTAGCCTAACGCTAGCCTCCGATTCTGATCGAAACGCATCCGAAAGATCAGGCAGAGATCCACTGTACGTCCGGACTGCAACTTGCAGTCCGGTGTACGTCTTGAAATGCAACCAACCTTCCGATTCGGCCAGGGCGGCAACGCCCAGGCCGTTTACCGCACCGCAAGCCGAACGCTTGATAAGCGTCGGCTTGCTGATCGGGCAATCCAGCTTGTAGCGGATTGCCTGGAACGCATCCGTGGCCTGTAGGCCACGGGGGCTGAGTTCTACGCAGGTCAGTTCCCATGCTTCGGAGTCTTTGGCCGCCGAATCGGCGGCCATCGCCAATGCGTCTGCGAACACCGGTGGAACGTCAGCCCACTCGCCTGCGGCATCCACCGCTTCGTAGTGGGGGATGACTTCGGGGTGGACATTGAGTTTGATCTGACGGACGTTGGCACACTTGATTACCAATCGGTCATCTTTGTACTCGATGTCGATCTCCTCCTCGGTGAGCTTACGTAGGGTTTCCAAAAGCGGCTTCGCAGGAGCCGCGCAGCGGAAATTGACAATGGTATCCTGTTGGCAGAGTACCTCGTCGTTGAAGGTGTAAACCTTCCCGTTCGAGAACAGAAAGCAGTCAGACTGCTCGATGTTCTCGGTAGAGGATAAGCCAGGAGCGCAGGACTCTAGGTGGCGAAGGAATTCTTTACGCTGGATTTTCATTGCGGAACTCCATATAGGTTTGTATGACTTTAGCAGCTACTTGCGGGACGATGGCGTTGCCGTAGGCGCGCAATCGTCCCACTCTTTGGGGTATCCCATTAGCCAACGGGAATGCGCCGGGTTCAACTGGCCTCCACTTACCATCTCGGCAGAGAAGCCAGTCAGCATCTCGCCAGAAGCCGCTAGTCGGGCCGGACTGTTTTTTGCCCCCCAAACCACTCGACCTAGTAGTGAGTTCTCTGGAGCCGTTCCGTCCGATGCTCCGTCTTTGTAGTCCCGAGTCGTTGAGGTCGGCCAACTCGCTAGCATCTCTTGTTGTTCGATGCGCCCCTTCGTCTCCCCCGATTCGTCCATGATCTGAGATCCCTGACCGCTGCCTCCCACCCTCGGCGTTCCCCAACCCGCCAAATGGGCTTGATCCCGAAGTTTGACTCTCGGGCAATCCGCCTCGGCATACTTCGGATTCGACAGATCCTTGACTCCCCCCTCCCCATCGGACGCTGCAGGTGTTCGCCACGAACCACAGTCGTTGTCGGATGTGCGGCGCGCCGAGGCCACAAGCCGGGATACAGGTTGCCCCAAAGGCGTAGTTTTCGTTTTCCAAGTCAGATTGTACATCGTCGAGCCATCCGTGTCCGATAGCGGCATCAACCTGCTCTCCAAAAATGACCGCAGGTCTGCACTCTCGTATGAGGGTTGCCCAGAAGGGCCACAAGTGTCGTTCATCTGTTTTTCCTTTACTTTTGCCTGCTATTGAAAATGGTTGACAAGGGCATGATCCCGTCCACACTGGACGGTCATCAGGCCATCCCGATAATCGCAAAGCCAATGACCACCCACCAATGCCTGCAAAAAAATGAGCTTGGGTGTATCCTGCCAAGTCGCTAGGTGTGACATCAACTATTGATCGAGTGTCCACATCGCCGTAGGCGATGTGCCCAGCATCGATCAAATTGCGTAACCATTGGGCGGCATACGGTTCGTATTCGTTGTAGTAGGCTTTACGCTGGATTTTCATATTGGGCCACCATTTTCGTAGTTTCTTGCATCTATTTGGAGCGATGTTCTTCTGCCCGCATCCCAAAACTGCCACCCTCGGAAAATACATACGGAGTCGTCAAGTTCGGGATCTGTCCATAGGACGCATGAAACGTGCCCAAAGGTCATGTTGGTCACGATCAACTCCTCTCGCAAATCCCGCTTGAGAACCAGAATCCAAAACGGAGTCCCCGCAAGCGAAGCGGATCGCTTCGCTTGCTCAATGAAGTCTCGCATCTGATTTGGCCCATTTGGCTTATCGAGCAGGTCTTGCAAGCTGATGCGATTAAATCCTCGTTTAAGCTCAAAAGTCGCTATGTTCAGCAACTTCTGTGCTTCGGGACATTGCGCTGCAATGTCCCCGTAGCCGTTGGCTGTGTTCCTGCCGGACTTTGCCCGGTTGGTGGCTCGGCCACCCGAGCCACCAAGCCGCCAGAACCAATCGTCGGCTTTGCCTTCGCTCCACCACAAGGATAGCTTTCGAGCGAACTCTCGCTCGAAAGCGGAGCCCTTCTTCGGATCGCCCTTGCGTTTCTTTTTTGGGGTAATAGGTGCAGTTGATTTCTTAGGCATTATTGCCCGCCCTCCTCGCGACTGCTTGCAGCACTCGCTCGTCCTTGATGTGTTGGTATCCAGGCCACTTATTCTCGACGGCCTGGACGAGTTCGCGGAAGCGAACTCGTCGAGGATGTTTACGCAGTTGAGTCGTCCTGTTTTTCTGCTTGTCGGCCTTTTTTTCCTCGGCGGTTCGCCGATCTTCCGGCTTTTTGTTCGAGTCTAGCCACTGCTTCCTGGTGAATCGGATGCTCATTTTTTGATGCCTTTCGGGGTTCGTTGGGGGATGCTGTCGAATACTCGGCCCATCACTGACCAGTCCAGCGGAACGTCCTGTGGAACAGGACGGCACTTCGGCGTATCAGGTGCGGGCAGCTTGGTCAGTTGGATGTTCTTATTGTACGTTTCAATCTGGCTCGTAAATCGCTCGCGGAAGGCAGGATTTCCTTTTCCCATTAAAAATTTTGCGGCCTTCGCCATACCGATGCCTGTTAGTCCGACAACATTGTCGGACGAACAGCCTGCCCATGCCTTTGCGGAAGCGTAAAGGCATGGTGGCATCTCGGAGTGTTTCCTTCGGAAATCCTCCTCGTTGACAATCGTTTTGGAAGTCGGGCGGTGGACTACCACCCGACTGCCCTCGATCATCTGGTAGAGATCCTCGTCATTGCTGACGATGTAGACCTTTCGAGCCTTTGGCAAATTCAGTACGCAGGATGCAATCAGATCATCAGCCTCAAACCCTTTGGCCCAGAAGATATTCTTGGCCCCGATGGTTGGCAGGTGAATCTCACGGAACGCTGCAATCTGGTCAAATAGGATCTGCCTGAGTTCCTTTTCGTCCTCAGGTGCTTGCAACCTCGCCTCTTTGCGAGGTTGCTTGTACGCAGGGTCGATTTTCTTGCGAAAATCGTACCCACCATCAAAGCAGAAAATCAGGGTGTCTACGCATAGATCGTCCTGCAACTTGTTGCAGGACTGATGCAATGCTTTGAACAGCGTACCTGGATCATCCCGCCAAAACTGAGGCGGGATGGTGTGCCACCGAGCGTAAGCGAGGTTGCTTACGTCGATGATCGCGTAGCGAGCATCGTCGGTCATCATTGCCTCCGAGCTTCTGCCAACGCTGCGCGGGTGATGGCGATGCCTTCGAGTTGGTGTCCGATCTCATGGAACTGATCTCGCAGTCGTGCGAGATCAGTTTTGATCTTGACCACCAACTCAGTCTTTTCGTCGGCTGTTAGGGCATCCCCTGACAGCACCTTTTGCTCTACGTTCATTGCCGCAGATCGGATCTGCTCAATCAGTTCGTCCATCTTATTCGTACCTTTTCTTACGGGTTACTGTCAGTTGGGACTCGATAGAGTCCCAACAAGCCTGCATCGCCTCGAACAACTCTTGTTCTCGGCCATCATCTTCGATCTTGCGAATGAGATCTTCGCGATAGTGTGTGGTTTCGTAGAACGGGCAGGAGATCCTGCCCGAAGATGCTGTCCACGCCTTTTCTTTGAGTAGGAAATCGACCGCCGCGCCGGTCGCATCCACACCGAAGTCCGGCATGATTGGGATGCTGACTGCTCGCTGTCTGCCGTTGACACGGTTCTTTTCGACTTTGAATACCGGGTTGATGCCGATGATCCGCTTTTGGCCGTTGACTTCCTTTGTCAGCTTCTCGCCAGGATACGTCCAAATCTCGACCGATCCGCCAAACTTGATCGCATGGCCGCCACCGCGAACATGCTTTGGCCCATACAAGCCTGCTTTGAGGTTATCTCGCACCTGCGAGATGCTCAGCAAAATCGATCCGGAATCCTCGATCATGGTGAGGATTCTAGGGAGTCTTTGGCTGTTGATTTTGGCTTTGCCGTCACCGTAGTTGCCGTCGATCTCTTTGCCTTCGGCGCGATTCTTCGCGTCGTCGGCAATCTGCTTTTCCTTCTGCTCGCTGGACAGGGTGTCCATCGAGTCGATGATCGCGACAAACTTCTTGCCCGCTTTGATCTTGGCTTCTAGCCAATCGTAGACGAATTCAAGTAGCATCGGCTTGCCGGGTTCGGAGCGAAGCACTTGGATTCGCTTGGCCGCCTTCGACCCGAAGAACTTCTCGAAGTCGAAGTGGTTGCCCACTTCGGCATCAATATGCCACAATTCGTAATCATCGAAATCAGGGTTGTTGGCCGCTTCGGCCAACAACGTCAACGTCGCCAGCGTCTTACCGCTGGACGAGTCACCGACGTAGAAAACGTAGGTTCCTGCCATGATTCCCTTACGCCAGTCGCCGGATACGGCGAGGTTCAGCAGGGGGCATCCGAGCGAAAGGAACTTCTGTTCCTTTCGCTTGGTGGTTGCTGCTTCTTCGAGGACTTCGAGTGGTTTCTTTTTAGCCATCTTGTAACTCCATAAGGATCTTGATACTGCCGAGGATGTATTGCGTTTTGTCTTTAGTCTCAATCGTACTGTTGTACGATTGAGGATACAAGATTGCATCACCGCCTTTCTCCCTAAAAAGCCGACAATTATCGACATTATCGTCGATCAGGATCGCCCCTGGGCGAGCCAGTTCGTACTTGTCGTGCATGTAGATCGTCTGCCGGATCTCGATGTCCAGTTCCCTTTTGAGCCACACGGCTCTGCCGTACAGGCAATTCGGATGCGGGAACGGTCGAGTGCAGACGTATACCGAGTCGGCAAGTTTGCCGACTTCGGCCCAGAGTTTCTTGGCCCCTGGTAAGAGTTCCATCGAATCCCAAAACGATACGAACGACATCATGTCGTCAAGCTGGGCTTGGGTGATTCCGTTTTCCGAGAAGCCGTCCCAAGCCTTCCAAGGCTTGAGAGGCTTATCGGCCCATAGATGTACCTGCTTGACCCAATCACCCAAAACACCATCACAATCAACGTAAATAACCATTGTGGTTGCCCTTGTAAAAAAAAACATGAAAAAACCACCCACTGCCCGAAGTGAGTGAGGCAGTGGGTGGTGTATTTGTCCGGTACGCAAGTCGGAGGTTTTGTTCTACTTGCTACACGAACTAGGTAGTTATGGGCCAGTAGGAACCCGGCACTTACCTCGCACCAGCCTATCTTGCGGAGAAGTTAGAATCCGCGCGGCAGGCCAACCGTTATTTTCCTTTGGTCATGCCACCCTTTTTCGGAGCAACCGGAGGCTGCTTCGGAGGCTTGGTTCCCTTCGCCCCCTTCTTTTCCTTAGGGATAGTGGACTTGTACGTTCCTGACTTCGATGGCATGGTATTTTTCCTGTTGCCGAGTTGCTAAAAAACCAAAACTGTATTGTACTGTAAACGTCGGGACTTGTTTACAAGTCCCGACAAAAGGATCGGGCAGGATTTGCGCCTGCTGGGGTTTACACTATGGGACTGAATCGAACTGTCCTTAACACGCCAGACCAACGTGGCTTCTCGACTGCTTTCGCAGTCGAGAGTGCATTTATTGTCTGTCCCCGCGATTTAAGTCGCGTGTCTCGCCGTGGTAGCCGCCACGCCGCCGATCCTCGGCCTGAGTGTTACTCAGGCCAATCCGAATCCCACGCTTCGCTATCACCTGAACCAACGGAAGCTGGTACTGGTTCCGGCGATGCCGTAGGCGTGGCTTCTGTCGCTTGTGCCACAGGCTCCCGCGACAAGTCTGCCAAGTTTACCTTGTGGGGTTCATCGTCTTTATCAAAGACGCTGATGACCCCTCCGGCGTTCTTGTGGACTGTCACTTGGCCCAAGGTTCGGTGGTAGACCACCGAACCCTTGGCAGGCCAGGAATCTGCCGCCGTAGTCGCCGGTGCTGGTGGTTGGGTCGTCGTGACCGTGGGTCTTTGCACCTTTGACTCAGGAACAGCAGGCTTCGGAATATCCAACGGCTTTGGAGCCGGAACTGGTTTCATCTCAGCCGAAACCGTGGCGGGAGCCTCGGTTTCAGCAGGGACAGCCGAAAGATCCTCCGGATCTTCGTCGTAGAACTTGGCCTTCAAGGTTTCTGCACTCTCGATGACCAACAGGTTATCGAGTTGCAAGGCTTGGGCCAAGATCGCATCGGGAACGCCGCCGTGTCGGTCGAAGTCGAACGATACGGCTTCGTAGCACTTACCCTTAGGTGTGGGCTTCTCAGCGAAAGTGACGTAGATATACGCACCTTCGACTGGATCAGCGAAGTAGTCGATCCACTCGCGACCTGGGATCGCGACCTTGGCCGAGACAGTCGTGTTCAACTGCTTGGAGAATAGGTGGTAGCTGTGGTCGAACAGCAAGACTTGGTTCTGCTCAGGCAACCACACTGTATACAGTGTGCGTTGCTTGGCATAAAACTTCTCTTTAGCCATCTCCCTAGTCAACTCACCCGAATCGATGGCGGCACTGATGCCGTCGCAGATTGGGCACTTCCCGCCTTTGGTCAACTTAGGGCAGATGGCATAGCCCTTGCCGTCTGATCCCATGTTGTTGTGGACGTAGTAGTCGCGAGCGTAGTGCAACTCGCCGTCCTTTGCGACAGGGTGCTTCGCACCCTGCGGTACGGTGTACGGCAGTACCACCATCTTGATCGTACCTGCCTTGTCGATCTTGAGGGTCTTTACGCCCTGGGGAATCCTCAGGACACCGCCGCCACGACCTTCTGCTGCTTTATCTCGGGTTTTCTTGGATGACAACGCCATGTTAGTTCTTCACTCCCTTCGGTTGGATGTTGGTGGAACCGAGGAAGCCAGCGATGGACAACTCGGTCAGATACTTCAAACTGGAACGCTTTGCGTCGAGAGCATCGCAAACTGCGCGACTCTCGGACAGCTTAGCCTTAGCGGCAACTACTGCCTGCTGGGCTTCGGTGTAACTCGGCTGAATGAGGATCAATGCCTTGATCGTATCCTCAGTCGTCTTGGTAATGCCATAGTTGACGGGGTTTTGCCTGATGTCGATGCTGAGTTTAGCTTCGACGAGTTTTAGGTAGTTTTCGGCGACGAGGGCCGCTGTTGCGTCCTCGGTCGCAGCGCGATTCCACACCAGGATGTCCTGCGGGAGTGTTTCGAGATCCTCGCTGAGACGGTTACGATCCACCGACAAGTTTGTTTGGTCAGACATTGCTGCCTCCTAAGTGAAAATTGTTAATCCGACTGTGCTAGGTTCTACGTCGAAGCCCTGACCAAAGCAAGAATAAATCCTGGTTTGCGGGAAGAAAAAAATGGATTCTCAAACTGAGACATGATCTTGACTACCGTTGGTACGGATTTTGAATTCAAAAGCATTGTCGCGCCGTAGGACATGATCGCACAGCGCAGTCGCTCGATCTCCCCTTCGGGGAGATCCTTCAAGACTAGACTATGCGTCGGGAAGATTTTTCTCCCGGCGTATAGATCCTGTACCAACTTGAATACGTCTGGTTTGAGTTCCTCGGGGTTCCCGAGGATCTCCGGCCAACGCTCCTTCGGAGCGTTGGCAATCTGCTCTAGCAGCACCAAGGCTTGCCTTGGGCTGCCATTGGCCGCCTGCGAGATCGTCGTCGGGATGCAGTCGATTCCTTCGGCGGTCGCTACCCTACCTACTAGGGTGTTCAAGTCGGCGATGCTGACATCGCCGAGCTTGAAATGCGTCAGACGAGTCTGCAACGGCTTTTCCAGCTTTTCCGGGTTGGTCGTACACAGGATGAAGTAGACGTGCGCCGGAGTGTCCTCGGTCATCTTGAGCATGGCTCGCTGACCTTGGGAAGTGATTTGGTGGGCTTCATCGATGATGTAGATCCGCTTGCCCCCAGAGAGCCCACGCATTTGCAATCGGCCCTCGATCTCGCGGATAGCGTCAACTCCGTTGTCGCTAGCTGCGTTTTTCTCGATGATGTCAACGCCGGATGCTCCGAGTTCCTTGGCGAGTATTCTCGCCAAGGTCGTCTTGCCTGTTCCACTAGGGCCGGAAAACAAGAGTGCGTGAGGCAATGCTTGCTTGGCAAGCATTGACTTCAACTGGTTGATAACGGCTTCCTGGCCGACAAGATCGGCCAGGGTGGATGGTCGGTACTTTTGATAAAGGCCCATTACTTTAGAAATCCCTTCATAATCTCGGTGATTCGGCGTTGGAATTGTGGGAGTGATCCGTCGTTTAGAACGATGCGATCAACAGCAAATTGCTGTTGTTCGCTTCGGTGCGCAGGCAGGGTTGCGACTTCCTCGGAGACTCGCCCCTGGATTTCCCAAATCTCGCCGCCGTTGGATTTGATGAACTCCGCTTCCTCTGGGAAGCGGAGATCGCGAATCGCATACCTCGGCAGATTTTTTTCCCGCATACGTTGCTTGGCTATGTTCACCCAACAGTAATCACCGAATACATCCCTGCCGTTCTCCGTACCGATGGTACGGAGCATTTGTCGAACGGCGGGATACCGCCGTTTGATCGTGTCCCAACCGTCCTTATCGACGAGGGTTTGTAGATAGATACACCGGTGGTGGGCAACCAACACCGGGGGATTGAGTCGGTACAAGGCTTCGTACACAGGGTCGGAGAATCCCATGATTCCGTAGCCGAAATGGTACGCAAGCCATGAGGCTGCGGTATCCTTGCCGGAGCCAATCTCCCCCCGTAATCCTATGATTGGAGGTAATTTGTCTAGCTTGCCTTGTACGGTCGGTTCTTGTTCCTGGACGGTTTCAGACATTCTTCGCCTATTTTCCCTTTTCTGATGCGTTTCAATACAGTTGTGCGAGCCAATCCATACTGGTCGGCCCATTCTGTATAGTGTTTAGTGACTCCATCTATTGTCAATACTATTGAACAGCGTTTGTTAAGTGATTGTTCGATTTTTGTTGCCCATCTACAGTTTTCTGGGCAATAGTCTCCGTTGTTGTCGATGCGATCCAAAGAATGTCTATTGCTTGGACGGTCTTGCATATCACTGAGGAAATTACTAAACCCATCCTCCCCGAGCCAGCGTTCACACACCCTAACTCCTCGTCCTCCGTAGTTGTGGTATGACTTGTTGTTTGGGTTGTAGCATCTGGCTTTCATGGCTAGCCATATGTTGTGCAAGCTGGTCTTGGCTCGAAGGTGCCTGCCTACAGATTCTCGTACTCGCAAGTCCCTGTAGCATCCACAACTGGTTGTTTTTCCGCCTCGAACATTGTCCCAAAAACAGCATTTGTAGGTTCCGCAATGGCATTGCACCACTACTAACCAATCTACCCTTGTTTGCGATTTACGAACACGGAACGGAGCCCCAACAACTTTTAGATTGCCAAAGACTTTGCCTACCTCAGAGGGCAGGATTTGAATACCATTGCAGTTTTCCATAGTTTCTCCTTTACTGCATTATTCTATGGTATTCTTATTGGATTGTCTAGCTTTTATGGTATGGTTTTTTATCGGCCCACGATTCTCCAACTTCTGTTTCCGTACTGAGGGGCAGCACTATCCAAGGCCATTGTGCTGCCAGTTTGTACGTCATAATGGAGGTAGCCATTTCTATGTAATCATCGACTTCCTGTCTAGGTACTTCTGCCAGAATAGAATCGTGAATCTGGCAGATCAGTCGGGTTCCCATGCGTCTTTTGAGAATTTCTTTGGTAATCTCAATAACGCTTTTGAGAAGGCAGTGAAACGCGCATCCTTGGGTTTCTACGTTCAGGATCTCGTTTCGCTTGTAGACTCCATGAATTCTGAATCCAGTCTTTGTGTATAGACAGCCGTTTCGCAAATACCCTTCCCAGGTATCGTTTCGCCATTTGGCGAAAACCGGAAATCGTTGCGACCAGAATCTATCGCAAACGCCTTTCATGTGGTATGTGAAAGTATCTGGGGACATATTGTGTTCTGTGCCCAGTGATCGAATGTTTTTAGTCTTGAGGTATTCGTGTACTGGAACGTCGTTATACGTTGCTGACTCTGCACTTTTCCAGAGCTTTTTAGCAATGGCGGCATAGTAGTCTCCATAGATCAAACTGAAATTCGTGACTTTTGCCATCTGTCGCAAAGGCTTAGGAACATCTTCTCCAAGGAAAAAACAATCCTGAGCAGTGGCTCTATGGAAATCAAATCCAGTGGTTAGGTACTCCATCATCGAAGGATCTCGATGCAAACACGCGCCTATCACCACTTCTAGGGTTGAGTAGTCGATCTCCACAATCACGTTGTTCGGATCGCTAGGCTTGATAATCCCCCGAATCACCTTCCCGATGTCGGGATCTCGGATCGGGATATTCTGCAAGTTCGGAGAATCCGAACTTGACCGATATGTCGTAACCTTGTGCAAATTGAAAAAAGCGTGAACTCTGCCGTTGCAGAGTTCACGCTTGAATGGGGCCAAATACGTCCCACGCAGCTTTTCCAACTTCTGCGTGCGTTGGAACAGCTTTGTGTATGGAGTATTGATTTCTTGCAGGGCTTCGTCATCCAGAGACAGTTTACCTGTCTCTGGATTGATGACTCCCCCTGGGTGTCCCATGACGTTGTAGAGGATGTCGGCTAGTTGCTCTCGGGAGCCAAGTTTTGTCTTGGCTCCGTATCGCTTTCGCTGTTCCTCGTATTCAGGCATCGACCGCAATTCCGCTTCCATCCCCTTGATGCGATTGCCGATGTCGGCAATCGCAGTATCCAGACGCTCTGCGCAGACTGGCATCCCTACGCTTTCCATTCTGGAAAGCGCGAGAGATCCTTCGTGCATCAAGGCGTAGGCTTGTGGGGATGCCGGTTTCATTAGCGTCGTCGTCCCAATCGGTCGTAGACAACGACTTTGCCAGCGGTCTTGACGATCTTGCCGACAGGTCGGCCAACTCGGTCGTAGACTTGCGAGCAAGTCCCGCCGACGCAGGTTGCGACCTTCGCCACGGGACGGCCCAAACGGTCAAAGACCGTTTGGGTATCACCCGCCATAGCAGCACATCCTGAACACAATGCGGCGACGATCATCACCGCGAAAATTGTTGGTTTCCGCATCGGAATACCCTCTTTCTAAATAAACCTAGAATCAGCAACCTAGCCCACGGCGGGCTAGGTTGCAAAGCTCCGAGCAGGATTCGAACCTGCGCCTCCTAGGTTTTGCCATTGAACAAAAAATGCTGGCCTAGGTATTCCACCGCAATAACTTCCGGGGCAAAAGGATCGGGCAGGATTCAAACCTACTCACATGCTGCTTGCAAAACCCAGAGGCATGTGCCCCGTAGACCAGTGGTGCAAGTCTGTTGCGTGTTCCCACCACGCCGCCGATCCAGTTGCAGGTCTAGGAATCGCACCTAGCACTCGAAGCTCATGAGACTCCGATGGGCACTAGACCACCTGCAAAATTAAAAGGATCGGGCAGGATTGGCTACCTGCTTGCGGCCTCCAGGATGCAATCGTTTACCCCTGATTCTCTGCCGAGTCTCTACGTTTCCGCTTCTCTGGCCGATGCCGCTTGTTTCAAATCGTGGTTGCGCCACGCCGCCGATCCTGTTTCTCTATCGTTTCATTTCCGTTCTCCTTAATCCGGGAGGTTGCAAGATTCCTCACAGAGATGCTTAATTTGAGGCTAGCTCGGTGTCTGGTACTCTTTCACCCAGACTCGTCTGCTTGCATCTTGTTCGTACCAAGGTCGCCCCGGTCGATCCTATTCTACGTCCAGTGGCCGCCTAAAGGCGGCCACTGTTATAGATTTTCCGATATTTTCTTCAAGAATAGGTAGATTCCCTGCTAATTCGCAGGGAATCCACGATGTAGGTAGGTAGCCAGAACCGATACCATTCGAGATGGCATAGGCCATCTCGATAGGGTTGCTGACCTCGGCCACCCCCTCTTGCGTCTCCGACAAGTAGCCGTACCACTCGCCGGTGATAAGCCTGTTCGGGTCTGTCCCGAACAGGCTTATTGGCAGTGTTTGGATGGCTTCGCCCTTCGCATTTTCATGCGCCGAGACGAATATGTCGTGTCCCGGCTTGTCTCGCTTTGCGAGCCAATCGCTGAAACTGTCGTAGGCAATTATCTTGGTGACTTGGTACTTGTCTGACAAGAGATCCGCAAGGTTGGGAGTGACAATCCCCAACCAGCGTTCGACGTGTACGGCCACTTGTGGCCGTACTTTTTGAGCATCTCCCAGCTTTTTCATCTCTCGCAGGAGCTTGCGGTGGGCCGCAAGCACCTTCTTAGCGTGCTTGTACAAGGCCATGCCGTCAGGCGTGGGCTTGCGAAAAGAATCAAGTAGCTTGACCTGGAAGATGGCCTCCATCTTGCGGTTGCTGTTGGGGATGATCGCGGTGTTGCCCATCTTGAGCTTCTTGCTGGCGGCTTGGGCACTGCCTAGCTCTACGCATAGGACGAACCAGCGAAGGGCTTCGAGCTTTGGTTCGACCACTTGGTCGATAGGATAGCGACGTGAGGAGCTAGTCATTGGGCCAACATGATATTAGGCTAGGTCTGCCGACTTTGGTGCAACCGGCTACGGCGACGTAGGCCGGTTTGTCTTGCATGAACTCCGCTTCGCGGAGTGCAACATAATTGTAGCGGCAGATGTTCTGCCGCCTTTCAGATTCGGTCATATTCAGGCCGACCATCGCGGTGACGTGCGCCACCTTGGTCTTGGAGTCCGAGAAGTTTTTCTTTGTCAGGAGCCACGCCGAATACCCCTCGGTATCTGACTGCGATGCAGTCAGAACCAAGCAACGCATACGAGTAGACAAGGCTCGAAGTTCTCGCCATGTCTCGTCGATCTGCTCTCGCTTTTCCTTGAATCCCGGCGGTGCGCCGAGAATGTCTGCGTAGTCGATGACAAGAACTTCGGGAACCCAACCTTCGTCAGCCCATCGGCTGACTTGGTTGGAAATATCCTTGGCGGTGATCGTACCGGCAGGGTGTGTAAGCAATCGGAATCGTTTCGGATCTGCCCCCGCCGACGAGGAAAACGCTTTGATCGCATCTTCCTTGGTGATCGGGGGAGCCGATTTCGGCTCCCTTACGATCTTCGGTTCTTTGTTCTCGTAGGCCAATTCCTTAGGAATCATAAAGCGACCGCCTTTCAGCGGTCGCCTGCAAAGCCTCGGAAGCAATCGTAAGATGACCTGATCCTGGCTCATATCCCCGCAGGAGAAGAACGCCGTTCTTCTCCCTTGGTCTACGGATCTCCACGCCAAGTCCATCAAGACTGTAGTTTTACCTGTCTTTTCTGGGGCCAGTAAGGATATGAACGAGTCAGTAGACATAACGTCGCCGAAGAATTCCCCGAGCGCGCCGGGGAATTCGATCAGGGGTTTCTTGGTGGATTGCTCGAAGGCTCGTTCAACTACGGACAGATCGGCCAGTGGGAATACTCCGGATTCCTCTTGGCCGATTTTCGGTCGTTTCCATTGAGCCTGAATGTTCAGGGCATCCTCAACCTTGCCGGTTTCGGCAAGGTTGGTGATCGCATTTCCAAGTCGCTTGAGACTGTTGCGCTGGACGATGTTGCGGATAAGGTCGATGGCGTAGTCGGGGGTCATGTCCGACGTTGCAGGCAGACTGGCTAGCCAGTCTGCCATCGTATCCACAATCGTCGAATCGGCGATGTCCTTCCAAGTATCAAACTTGGCGGTGATGCCCCCGATTCCGGGGGCATCTCCGTACTTGACGAAGTGGTCAACGCACCAGCGAGCAAGTATGTTGGCATACTTGCTCGCGAAGGCTTCGTTGTCCCAAGCGGCGGAAACCGCCGCGAGGACTTCGGTGGAGTGGACTAGGGCACAGACTGCGTGCCGTTCGTCACTGCCGTCGTGTCTGACTACTTTCATTTGCAATACTTCCAATGTATCAGAACGTCTCGGGCGAATAGTCCAGTCCTCATACCAACGATGATAACCGCTACCCAATCTCCTCGCCTGTCCAATAGTTCTAGCATGTACGCAAATGCAATCGTAATGCCAACGAGATTCATTACGAGGTTGATTGAATTCATCTTTGTTCCTGGTGCGTAGGCATAGTCCCAAAGGCAGGCAAACATAAACAGCAGTAACAAAAGTTCATACATGGTTACTTTCCAAATTCGACGGTATCAAGAGTAGCGTTGACTTTGAATCCGGTTTCAGTAATGTCGATACAGCACCCATTAGGGTGCTGTATTCGGTCGCCTACCTTGACTCGGATAAACTCATTACCGTCCCACAAAAAGGTGCAGGTGAACGATAGTTCACCTGCTTGTGCCTTGTCCACAAACTTGCGAAAGTCCCTATCGGCTTGTGCGTACTTTGCGCCGATTTCTAAAGGGTCGCATATTTTGACTGTGGGAACTCGACAGGCATTCATCGCATATTGTATTTCCTCGTCGGTCGGCTCCCAATCGCCTCCTGGATTTTCGGTAGGCTCGATGCGTCGGCGATACCAAACACCATGATACTGAATGCTCCCAGTGTCACCTACTTGCGTCCATTTATTATCAAATGTTTCAAAGAACTCATCCGTAGTTAGCTTAGGCTCATCTGGAAACTTCTCTAGCAACCTCCACCCTTCGCCTGGATCGGGCTTGTTTAAGTACCATTGTGGCGGATCGTAGACTTCATGTGGACATTGCAGGTTGTGCCAAAACCTTGACTTCACATCCTCGCCCTTCATCCACCTTGCGACATCATCGGCAGTTGCAGGCCGCCAAAACTGTTCGATCTTTTGTTCGCTCATTATTCCAACCCCGCAAATTCCCTTAGTTCTCTGATCTCCTCTGGACTTGCCGACCCAGGGTCGTCTGCGTCCAGAGTTACTTGCAGTGTTTCCCCTGGAAACACTGCTAAATCGCCAGCAAGTCGCGAAGCGACTCGCTGTGCGTCCGACGAATTGTCGAAGCAGATTATCCTACGAGGATAACCCGCCATCAATCTAACCTGTTCTTGCGTGTAGGCTAGACCGAAGGTACAGACTGCGCCGTCCCCGATGTTCGCCATGTCGAAGAACCCTTCTACCACAATGATCGTGTTCGTACAAGTTTCTGCACCGAAAAGTATGTCCTTTTCGGACATACTTTTCTGGTCATCGGCAGCGGTCTTGTACCGCTGCCCGTCTACGGCTTCTCGGAATCGGATCGTCCAAGAGACGGGCCTGCCGTGAAACGTAATCGGAATGAAAATTCCCCTGGGTACACCTGAGAATGGCCCGATTGATTGCAAAGCATATCGCTTTGCAATTCGATCAGCGTCCAATCCCCTATTGAGCAAATACGCTCGATCTCGTTGGCTAAGGGCAACAAGACCTGTAGGGGGTGTGTATTCTCCATACCTGACAAGGCTGCTGCTAATATCCGGTGCAGCGAAGGCTCGGATTTGCTTGAGTTCATCGAGGTTTTCCCTGGTAAGTAGGCGAAGTGCGTAAAGAACGTCCTTCTTTCCGCACTTGTAACAGTTGGCGCGAGAAAAGTCGTTCTTGATCCCCAAGTGATTCTTATGTCCGTGGCAGAAGGGGCACTTGGTATTTGTCCAGCCCAGACGATAGTGAGGATCGTCTGGGCCTGCAACCGATATGTTATGCCTTTGGAGCAGATCCGTTGGTGTCATTGTACTCGTTCATCAATCGGACGAAAGGTAGCGATTCACCCTGGCTCTTAGCAATTCCATGCAGGAATTGCTGAAACTTCGGGTGGTTGACCTCGAACTTGCGGAACTTCGGCGAGAAGGTTCCGCAGATTCGCTCAAACCACAGGAACGCAAACTCACTTGCCGGTGGCAAGTGAGTTACCAGCGTCTCGGCTACTCCGGTCTTTTGTTTCAGATATGATACAAAAGCGTCGTATGTATCCATGCAATGCTGGATGTACTGAGGTTCGATTGTATTCTCCAAACGGCCAAGGACTTCCTTGGCCGTCTCGGAGACAGGATAGTCATCCAAGGCTATCTTCTGCTGCACGAGCAATTCTTTGTACTTGTGCCGCAACAGCGAACTGGAAATGTTCTTGACCGAATCAGGCTGTTTCCTAAGCCATGTCAGCATCTTGTCGATGTCGGCGTAGCTGTGTGCCTTGAGCAGTTCGTTGAAGTCCTTCAACGAACTGTACTGGCCCCCGCTGACCTTGATATGCTTCCGGCGAAGCCGGACGGCAGGGGACTCCGTTTTAGGCTGGTCTGGCTCAGGTGGTAGTAGTGGCATGATGCGCAGGTGGGTGGAGGTTTCCTTTGTCGTCGCGAGTCCATCCGTTGAGGATCTTCTCGATGTGTTCTCGGGTCGATTCAGGGTGGTTGTTGTCCCAAGCGTCAAGCAGTTGTACACGGTATGCTCGTTCGTCATTCAAACGAATGGCTACTTCCATTCCGCAAATGTCTATGCACGCAAAAGCCGGGACTTGATCGACTTCGAGCCAAGTGATCTTGTACCAAGGTAGTAGTTTTTCGCAGATTCGTTCCACTACTTTAGCCGCGCCGCTTCTGATTGTCGGTTTTCTTGGATTAGCCATTTTGCGTTTCCAGTTGTTTGAGTTTCGGTTGTAGTTGTTCCATCGAGGATCGCAGTTTCCTGCGATCCTCGATTTCCTGTTTCCTGGCTTTCTTGAGCCGTTGTACCGGCACAAAGAGCTTTTGACCATCGGTCAAAGCTCTTTCGAGAATGACAGTCATCAGATCCTCGACTGTGCAATCCAATTGGATTGCCAGCGTCTTGATCCCCGTAACCAATCGCTCAGGCAATCGGTTGACCGTCAACGCCTTAACCTTTGGCTTTGTTAGGTCGTACTTTGCCACTTAATAGTCCTCCTGTCTTGGATAAGAGTAAATCTAGCACAGGCATCGTCGCGGCCTGTCGGCCATCGACGATGCTGTTTGCAACTTGCTGTTTGGTTTGGATCGCTTGGCAGATACGTTCTTCGACCGTCTCTGGTACGACCAAGTAGTAAATGTCGCAATCCTCTTTTTGGCCAATACGGTGAACGCGATCCGCACCTTGAGCCATCACCGCTGGTGTCCACCACATCTCGGCATTGGCAATCGTGCTTGCCGCTGTCAGCGTCAAGCCTACCCCCGCCGCCTTAATGTTGGCTACCATCAGCTTACATTGTGGGTCGGTCTGGAACCGATCCACAATGCCTTGGCGTTTCTTGGTCGGAGTAGAACCGTCGATGACGACGACGTTCTGCTCCGGCAAGATTCTACGCTTGAGAACATCGACCATCTGCGTGTGAACTGCAAAAAGAATCAACTTCTCTTTGGGATTGTCACGGAAGAACTTTCGTGACCAATCCACCACGGCGCGAGCTTTTAGCCTACTGGTAAGCCTGAGCAGAACGCCAAGCCGTGTAACGGCTTCGGCTTTCTGCGCAGAACTGACGCTGCCGTACTTGGTGTTTTGGGCTAACCAGCCGAGGAAATCTTCCTCGGCGGCATCAAGTTCGCTTCGGTCGTCCAAGTGTAAAGGCACAACGATCATTTTCTTCTCGGGCAGATCAAGTACATCCTCTTTGAGCCTTCTGAGCATAAACGGCTTGATCTTCTCATGCAGTTCCCCAAGGTTCTTGGCTCCCTTGTATTCCCATCCCCAATGCGTCTTTCGCGGATCGCAGTAGCGAGTCGCGTAAGCCTGCCAGCTTGGAAATAACTCAGGTCTGATAATGTTCAGGATAGGCCAGAAGTCGGCAGGTCGGTTCATAACCGGCGTGCCGGACATTCCGATCACCTTGGTAGTCATGCGGCTAAGGTACTTAGCCGCCTTTGTCCGGTTGCTGGTTCGATTGCTGAGGTTGTGTACCTCGTCAAAGGCGATGCACTTCCACTGGTAGCGGCCCAGTAAGGGCCGCTGGTCGTAGAGGATGTCGTAATTTACGATGACCGCAGGCGGCAGATCGTCGGGCAAAGTCGCAAGCGACTTGCCCTCGATCACCAGCGAGTCTGCTCCGGC